TATATACGCACCCGGTCCAGTCGGTGCGAGGCAGTCCATACCATAATGTTGATGTTTTACGTTCCACAAAATAATGTCTATCATCTTCTTAGAAATCGGGTGTTTCGGGATTGACCCCACGAATCCAGTTGTCATACACAATTGTTGTTGGGGGGTGTCAACGCATGCATAGAAGTCCTTATTCGTAGATGACAATGTGTCGAGGGGTTCGTAACATATCATCCGAGCATCCGTGTACCAACCACCTTCATTATACAGTATCAAATGGCGCATCAAATCGCATTTATACGAATACGGCTTTAACGCATTATACGCATCTAAAACATCTTTATCGAAATGTTTAGTTATGTATTCGATACAATCATTTCCCGAATAAAATTTCATCTTGTACCCGGGGTTCAATCTCATCCACGTCTCGATAGCATTTCGCATTCCTTCCGGAAGCTTAGGGAGATCGCCACCATCTACAATAATGATTTTGTGTATAAGCAGTGGCACCATAATCATTTAAAGACATATATCTTTAATAAATTAAATGAAATTGTCTTATTCTATCATGGTATGTAACGAGTCGAGAGATTTGTACTCGCTCATCGCGTTTTTAAAACAGGTGAAAGATCCGGAAGACGAGATCAACGTTTTGATAGATACGAAACATGTCACGACGAAAGTTTTAAGTGTGATTGACTATTTCAAAGGGGATATTGTCACGTGTGAGAGAGACTTTGACGGTGATTTTAGCGCGCATAGGAATTTTCATATTGAAAATTGTTCCGGTGACTACATCTTCATGTTAGATCCCGATGAGATGCCCAAGGAACGACTCATAAAAAACATTAAAAAAATTGTCGTGGATTCTGGGGCAGACTTGTTGATGATTCCCAGACTTAATATATGTTTGGGTGCGACAGATGAATGGTATGAAAAGCATGATTTTGTCGTCAATGAAATGGATTGGGTGAATTGGCCAGATTATCAAGGTCGTGTATACAAAAATCACGGAACCGTGAGATGGAATAACGGATTACATGAGGTCATAACGGGTTGTGAAAAGAAAGTTGCCCTTGAGGCGCTCCCACAATTGGCTATACTTCATATAAAGGCGGTCGAAAAGGATAATAACAGATGGACCGATGGGAAGTACCAGAGTCCGGGTGATGATAATCTATACGATACGTTAATCTAACCCATTGGTGGTGGTCCACCACGTTTATTTATGTAAAATACGTATCCCCCTAACAATGCTGCGAGGAGTAATAAAATATAATTAAATGAAAACTTCTTGCGTTTTGGTTTTTCTTCTTCTTTCTCCGGAAGCTTTTTGACATTCATATTTAACGTATCAATCTTCCCGATGAGAGTGTGTAAAGCTTCTAAAATTTGAACTTCCTTGTTTATCGGTTTCTCTTTAACGTCGACCGTCGTGACTTCTAATACGAAATACCAATGTGCGTCAGGTTGTAGGGTCACGTAGTCGCCGTCATCCTGTTGCTCGTAAATGGTAAAATTTAGTTTTTTTATAGATATCGGATTAAAATAGTTTGTTTTCCGATTGAAACTTTTCCATTGTTTATCACGTAAGATTGTATGTGAAGAATGATTAAAATGTCGTTCCAGTGGCACTCTTGCTAAAATCTGTCCATGTCTTTCATCTAACATCTGTGCAACCTTTGGAATGTCGGGGCATATAACATCTACAAACTTGGCTATGTTACTTGGGTGTTCATCATTGTTTGGATTTACTTCGCCAACTTGTGTAATGTAGAAATCGACCATCTTTATACCCAAAACTCGACCGAAATCTTCCACGTGTGTATTCGACTCCAATGCGAGATCTAAGGAGAAAGTATTGTTCGAACCCTGAACGTAATATGAATCGACGACAATATACTGGACTTTTTTGGGTATATCGTGAATCGAAGTCGACATCTTAATCTCTACACATAAAAAAAATAACCTAAGTCGTATTCATTTTGTCGGTATTGTAAGTTTAAAAGAAATGTCGTGTGAATTATCGAAAAAAATCGAAGAACTCGAGAAGGAGATTGCATCCCTTCGCAGAGAAAATGAAGAGCTCAAGAAGGGTAAGCGTATGCCCAAACCCAGGGTTGTTAAAGTTCGGTGTCCCTTCGTGACAGGGAAGGGTACGCAGTGTATGAAGTTTTGTATGGAGGGGTGCGGGACGTGTAAGGTGCACTCGAAACCCATGAAGGAACCCAAAAAGGTGAAGCCTCCCAGGGAGAAGAAGCGGTGCTGTACAGGGATCAACATTCGCGGGAACCCGTGTAAACGTCCGTGTCTACCAGACCATGACTTTTGTGAGCGTCACGACCCGAGCGTCCCTAAACCCGTCAGTAAAGTCAAACGTAACAAAAAGAGAGACGTCCCGAAACATAACCATAAACCCTCTGAAGCTCCGGCGACACCGTGTAAACTCTGTGATACTCACGGAGACATTTTCAACCAATCGCGGTGTGTATCGATCACGGAGGTTCCCGGTCGCGACGGTATGACACTCCGTAGTCGTGTAAAAAATATTTGAATACAATAAATGCCATACGGTCTTATTGGTTTCGTAGCGATATTGTTAGCCAGTGTAACCCTGATAGATGATAATGTCAAAGTCGAACCCCGAAACGATACGTTTAATAACGAATCCCATCGAGGGTTTTTGTATGCGAATCAATTTTCCCCAAAGTTTAATCTCAAATAATTTTTTGTTGATATATGTTAAATATGAGTGCTGACACCGTCAAGGATGTTGATGTCAGTGTAAACAAAAAACTTATGGACGCTCGTGACATTCTGAAAAAGGCTATTGAGATTAAGAAACAGATAGAAGCCGCGGAGAAGATGCAAGCTGCTCGCGTCGATAAGTTTGCGAAAGATGCCGAGAGTATGGGTGACAAGATTGACAAGGACGAAAAGTTGAAAGCCAAGTATCTCCGTATGCAGGAAGAATTTGAGAAGAGCACTGAAGAATTCCGAATTCTCCTGGAATCCCTAACCGCTAAAAGGGAACAGATGCAGGCGAAGGCGAACGAAGCATTATCTCTCAAGTCGGGTGTGGAATTGGTAAAGATGGTGAAAAAGAGACAAGAAATTGAACAAAAGGTGAAAGAACTTAACAAGACTAAAGATTTAATCGCACAGAAAGAAGCTCTCGAAAGCTTGAAAAAACAGACACAATTGGGTCTCAAAAAAATATGAATATATATAAATGAAGCTCAAGATAAAGGTTAACATTAGACATGTTATTCTATTTTGGGCAGTCGCACTTGTGTTATTTATATTGTTCAGGGTATCCCGCGAGAAGTATGCACAGTCGGATGTTGTGATTATCGATGGTAAAGAGGTTATTAAACCTAAAATATCTCCAGAAGAAGAGGCTCAGCGTAAAAAATTGCAGGCTGAGTACGATAAAATAAAGGCTGAACACGAAGCGGTGAAGAAGATCATGCGTGACGCGGAGGCTAATAAGCTTACCATAGATTCGAAAACAAAAGCTGCCATCGAGGCCGATTTAAAAAAGACTGCGGCTTTGGTAAAAAAGGGTAAAGACGACATGGCCAGATACGAAAGAGAATTAAAGGCTGAACAAGACAAGTCCGCGAGGACCGGTAAGAAACCCCCTCCAAAGGCTGCCCACGAATGGAAGGGTTAATGTCCCAGTCCCGTGTAATAATTATAAAGATGTGACGCGAAGACTATTTACATGGAAGCTGATATTTCCGCGCGACTTGACATGGGTATGAAAAAGTATGGGCATGGTGTCCGGGTCAACGACGATACGCGGTCGTGGGGAACCTCGATGAATTCATGGTTGGAGATGGCGCGTGAAGAATTTCTTGACGCAGTCATCTACGTGGTAGCCGACTACATCCGCCAGGGTCGTTCGTCCCGTGACGGTGTGAGCAAGATGGAGGCGGAGTATGGCGGGGACACGGCGGGTGATGACAACGGTCTCATATCCTTCATCGTGAGCGGGCGGGACCGGATGGAGGCGTGTCGCCACAAGGTGCTCTTGTGGAACCTGGCCAACATGTTGCGCGTCGCGCGGTAATTTGCGGATTCTACCAACCCCACCGGGTTGGTAAAGTCTACACGGGTTTTTGTTTTACACGGGTGAAAGAAAGTTTTTTGATTTCCACGGGTGAGAGAAAGTTTTTTTATTTTACACGGATCCTTTGATCGAAAGAAAGTATGTGAATTTTATAAAAGTTTTTTTGATTTCCACGGATCCTTTGATCGAAAGAAAGTATGTGAATTTTATAAAAGTTTTTTGATTTCCACGGGTGAGGGAAAGTTTTTTTATTTTACACGGATCCTTTGATCGAAAGAAAGTATATGAATTTTATAAAAGTTTTTTGATTTCCACGGGTGAGGGAGAGTGTTCAGATCTATAAATTTTATTTTTATTTTACACGGATCCTTTGATTGAAAGAAAGCATGTGAATTTTATAAAAGTTTTTGAACCTGAATGTCGCTACGCTCCGGTCATGGCCGCGAATCGTTACCAAAACCTTACCGAGGGACGGGTTACCCAAGACCTAAAAAATAGTTGTTACCAAAACCTTACCGAGGGACGGGTTACCCAAGACCTAAAAAAAGTAGTTGTTACCAAAACCTTACCGAGGGACGGGTTACCCAAGACCTAAAAAAGTAGTTGTTACCAAAACCTTACCGAGGGACGGGCTACCCATCATATACCTATCATGGCCTGGGGTGTCGCGTAAGATTCAGG